AGATGTGAATGGGGCACGGAATATCTATCTAAAAAATATAGGCTTAGACGAGAGTCTTTAAACAAAGTAATTCGCTAAAAGTAAATTTACATACTTGTGAATTTTGCGAATTTATTCGTCTGAAAATATTTTTTATAATTCATAAAAAAATGAAAAAAAAAATTCAAATAAAGATGATTGCTACACAGTATCATGGCTTTTTTTAACAAACTACATTATGAAACCACGTTAAAGCGTGATAGAATAAAGAAGGATATGAACAAGAGGAAGAAGACCGTCAGATCGAAAACGCATGAATATTGTGTACATTCAGGTTGGACAGTAAAGGGAACATGCTTTCCGGTGGAGAAGTTTCCTAGGGAGCTGAGAAATGAGATGACGAGTCTACCAACATTCTACTCATCTGTTAACTACAGAACAGATGACGCTCTTTCATGGTTCAAGAGGAACAAGAAAGAAGAGAAGGTGGTGATTGCATCAGCAAGAGGATATTATCTGAAGAAGTGGGGGAGAAACGATAAGAAAACTGTTTGTGTTCTCCTAGTCGCGATTGATGGAAAGTATCAGTACATTGTTATTAAGAACACAACTAATCAGCTTCCGTACAGTGTCAAGGCTAGTGCAAAGAGAGGTACTTTCGGTATGCTTCATCAGTTTGATAACAACATCACGTTTGAGATGAGACCTTATGGACTGATTGGTGAGTACTATGTAGAAAATGGAGAGAGAATTCACCTTCCTCAGAAGTTTACTATATAAAGATATAAATATCCTTAATTATAATGGAAAACAAATTAGTTTATTCTTTCAAAGATGTGAATGATGAGATTATTAAAGTGTTTCTTCCAAAATTTGAGATTGACATGGAAACAATGAAACAGATAAAGTACATGGCGTCTACAATGATTTTGAAGAACGTGAGAGTAATGCCTGATTGTCACAAAGGGCATGGATGTTGTGTTGGATTAACGGCACAGATAGATAATAAGGTTTTTCCGAGGTATGTTGGTGTTGACATTGGGTGTGGAATTAGTATGTATCCTTTGAATATTAAATTGAAACCGAAGAAGATACCGAAAGTTGAACAATTGATAAGAGCTGTTATACCAATGGGTAAAGAGAGACACACTATACTCAAAATGAGAGAGAGTGATTGGGATTATTTGGAGAGAGTTTGTACAGATGATTTGGAAGGATTGAGAGAGAGATTTCCGACAACAACACTACCAACAAAAATTGACAGAGAGTGGATAGAGTCAATGTTGACAAAGATTGGAGGTTCTGTAAAGGATGATTTCAAAACAGTTGGTACATTGGGTGGTGGAAATCATTATGTTGAGATAAATGGTGAAACGTATGGGAAGAATTATATTACTGTTCATTCTGGTTCACGAAGTGTTGGATATAAGATATGTACATATCATCAGAATAAGATAGATGAAACATCAAAATTGGACAGAATTAAGCTTGCAACAAAGTTCAAAGCAATTCGACGTAAACATAAAGTTAGTAAAGTTGTTAAAGAGTTGGAGAAACAGATAGTTGAAGAGGAGAAGGCTAAACTGAAGCCCAAGTATCTGGAAGGTGATGATATGATTGAGTATTTGTTGGATATGATTGTGGGTCAGAATTTGGCGACATTGAATAGAAATGTGATGATAAGAAATTTTGTTGAAGGATTATTGGGTGATGATGTGTTTGATGAGTCCCAAATAATCGAGACAAGGCATAATTATATCGATTTTGGGAGATTTGTATTGAGAAAGGGGTCAATATCGGCAGAGAAGGGAGAGACGTGCATTATAAGTTTGAATATGAGAGATGGTATTCTATTGTGTAAAGGAAAGGGTAATCCAGATTGGAACTATTCATCGGCACATGGATGTGGAAGAGTGTTGAATAGAGCGAGGGCTGCGAGATTGGATATGAAGACTTTCAGGAAGGAGATGAAGGATGTTTATAGTACATGTGTGAGAAAGGAGACGTTGGATGAATCTCCGATGGCTTACAGAGATGTTGATTTGGTTAAGAGTTGTTTGAAGGAGAGTGTCGATGTTATTGAACAATTGAAGCCTATTATAAATTGTAAGGGTTTTTCATAGAGAAAATGATGGTAAATTTTATTTCAAATTATTTGAAAAACAGAAGTTTTTCCATTAATTATCTGATCATTTTTTAACATATGTTTCCATAACGATATTTACATATTTTCTATTCTTTTCAAGTTTAAAAACTATTGGTTTATGTTGTGTAATTAGATGGTTATGTCAACAATTTTGAAGAATGAGTAAATATTGCATATTTTATAATATTTGTAAAACTATAATGAATACACTTATGTATTACAGACATGGTGAGATCCCAACACCAAACACTATACCAATGCCACAGAATTTACAGGATGGTCAATTACTCATAAAAGTTAGTTATGCATCATTAAATCCAGCAGATTATAAAACATCGGATGGAGAGCATTCTATGTTAATGAACTTCAATTTTCCAAGAGTTATCGGTTTCGATTTTGCAGGAACTGTTGTAGATTTCACAAATTCCAAATACAAAATTGGTGATAAAGTGTTCGGTATGATAAGAGGATTACCACAATATCAAACAGGAACAGTTTCCGAATATGTTGTTGTTGATGAAGATGTATGTGCATTGTGTCCAAATAAAATATCACTAGATCTGTGTGCGGCGACACCTTTAACAGCTATAACTGTAACAAAGTGTTTCGATAAGTGCAAATTGGCAGAAGGAGATAGAGTGTTGATAATTGGTGGATCGGGAGGTATTGGAACAATGGCTATTCAAATGGCGAAGAATGTTTATGGTGCTGGGAATATTACAACAACTGCATCAACAAAAGAGAAGACGGAGATGTGTTATAAATTGGGTGCGGATAGTGTTATCAATTACAAGATGTACGATTATGAGACTGTTTTGAAAGAACGATCAACTGGTTTCGATGTGATATTGGATTGTATTGGAGATGCTAAGAGAGTAACAGAACTTCTTAATCCTAATGGAAGATTGTGTTCTATTGTTGGACCACCAACTATAGATGCAGTTAGAGAGTGGGTTGATGAACAACGGATGGGAGAACCAGATTTGAAATGTTGTTTATATCGAATAATAAAAACATCATTTGGTGGATTTATGATGGAGTTAACAAATGGTGCGAAGAAGTTGAAGAATATGACTAATGGTAATTATTACTATGTTATAGGTGGAGGAAATGGAGAGATAATGAAGAGAATTGCAGAGTATCTGAAAGAGGGCAAAATCAAGCCAGTTATTGCAAAAGAGTTCAGTTTGTATGATTCTGGTTATGGATTAGATATGTTGAAACGCGGAGGTGTTATGGGAAAGATTGTTGTAAAATGCGATTGAATTAGTTAGATATTATATATAATGACTTTAATGCAATTGTGTGGTTATTCTACAGGAGGTGATAATACATCAAGATACACTTATAGATCATGTAATAATCCGTGTTCATCATTGGAATACTCTTTTTTGAAAGGTAATCTTGTGAACAATGATGAGTCTTTTACTATTTTGAGTAGAATTACAAAACAGAGAAGAGATAATACGCTGGTCAAACTCAAATTTACATTTGATGATAGTGGAATAACGAATGATGGATTGAGTATACAGAATTGGGCAAATAAGGCTAATATAGTTTCAATTGATAATTGGGGATTATGCCTTTGTCGAGATGTGGGATGTGAGTAATGTAACAGATTTCAGTTATATGTTTAGTGCAGCGAGATTATTTAATCAGGACATTGGTGATTGGACAACAAGTGCTACTCTTATGAATCATATATTTGATGGTTATACACAGAGTAATCCAGATATTGCCAAATATGATGTTTCTGGAACAGTTATATTCAATCAGGATATAAGTAGATCACATGTTGTAACTTACGACAACACGGAACGTTAATCAATTATAATAATTAATTAATGGATTTTTTATTAATTCATAAAATCCTTTTTGACATATTGATAGATATCCTAATGTATCTCTATCTTCTACATCATAATAATTTTCTATTGATTAATTTTGAGATTCGTTTAAAGTTTTGCACTTACGAAGTCTACTTTGATTAATACTTTTTAATTCATTAAATGTAAACGGACATAACTTGCTTGTATTATTCTCATTTGTTATTAATACTTTATGATTTTCTCCTATTTTTTTTTTTAGATTTTTTAATCAAAAATGAACTAATAATGTATCGCTTAACTTCAGAAGGAATATGACTATTTTTTAATACAAAAATTGGCATTATTTTATTGAATCTATAAACAAATACTGCGTAATCTCTCCAGAACCTTGAAATATATGCAGTACACCAAACACTTTTGCATAATGGTGAACTAGAAGTAAAAGGGTTACTAATATAATTGAAAATTTTAATAAATACATCATCATTTATTTTAAGCAAAGGATTCACACTTTCATCACCAGTGACAAACCTGTTGTAAAGGTTCGATGTATATACTTCAATAAATGTGTCAAAACTACCGAAATCTGAATATATTTGTGAGATGAACCTTTTGTGATTGTGATACTCTGTTATTTCATTTGTTGTCGGTTCTGACGGAAATTTGTAATTCAATAATTTTATTGTAAAAGAAATTATCAATCGTCTACAATATTTATACCATCTAATGTTAACACACAACATGTTTACACATATCTACACATTATTTATAAAAAATTAAAATCATTTTTTAAATAAATGTCTCAACAATATACCTGTTCACTTGAGTAGGTAGTTGATCCATCTTATTCAATATGAATAAAGATTGTATACAATTTCTAAAAAATTGTTTTTGTTTGAAGTAATCAATATGAAATTTGTATATTCTTTTAATATTTATTATACCAACATAACCACAATATACACTGAAATTAAATATATATTCGTTTTTGTCTATAGTAGTCACGTATGATCCATAAGTGTCTTGAAATAGTTTCATAAGCATTTCTAAATAATCTTTCAATTTGATGAAAAACGAATGGTACATATTTTTGTTACCTACATGTTGCCTATTATTTTGGAAAAATATATTTAACTCTTTTGTCTGTTTCATATATCTTATATATTCTTTTGTTGGTTTACAAATATTATTAATAAGACCACAATGGTCATATGGATAACGTGTACATATTTTGAAATATTTATTGTAAATATTGTCTTCTTTTAAATGATTCATGAAACGTGAGAAGTTTTTATCAAATGTTTTTCTCAAATCTGAATCTGTTTCTTTGTAGAAACAATTAAATTGATACTCCACATCCTCTTCTTCATCTAATATTCTTTCCAACTCATGAAGATATCCAATCCAAACATCAGTAACTATATCTATGCGTATGTTATCAATAACAATTTTTTTTGAAAAATCTAAAGGATTCATATCTTTATTATAATTGTATGATCAAAACAATATTAAAATCATTTTTTTTTATACAAACTCATGAATAAGATATCCAACAACGTCCCGTGAAAGTCGTTTTTCATTTCTCAAAACAAATGCTAAACGCATTGATGTATGATATTTAATATAAAAATTGAGAATCATTGCAGTGAAGTCATCTTCAATATTCCATTTTTCATTAAGATTATGTATCAACTCAACAGTTGGAACAAAGTCTGGTTGTACATGGCTCTGGAAATAATACAATATATCTTGGAAAAAATCAAAATATGGATGATATGAATGAGAAACGGTTGTATCAACAAGCCTACGTGCTTCTGTATTGTTCTTTAAAAAATCTATACTATCACTATCTTCTGGTGGATTCCACAAATTTTTCTCGATCTTTTGACCATATTTTAGACATATTTTGATATAATGGTTTATTTTACACTCATTTCTCAGATGTTCCAACATTGTTTTCACAGAATAATCTATATACTCTTTCATAGACAAATCTTCGTAAGATATAGGTTCAACGTACTTGTCCAATTCAGAGTATCTTCTATTAATGAAATCTCTCTTCAATTTGTCAATGTCTATATCATACTGGAACTGATACTCTTTACCTTTCAATGTAATAATACAAATACGAATGAAATTCTCAATAAATTCACGAATCATGAAAAAGATTATAAAAATACACAAAGACCAAATAAAAATCAATTTTTATATGAAATAATGAACAATGTATCTTGATATATCATGTACCAATATTTTTTCACTATCCAAAGTAAACAATAATCGTACCTTCTTTCTAATCATATGATATTTTGTATAAAACTCTATAATTTTAGCAATTAACATAGACTCAATTTTATGTTCAACATTCATATCATCAACTAATTCTAAAGTTGGAACTAAATCTTTGAACACATTCCACTTCACACGATCATACATATCTTCCAACAAAATCGTAATATTTCCACTTCTCTCGATATTTTTTCTTGATTAATTTATGTGATTCTATATTATTCTCTAAAAAAGATATAGTATCCCTCGATTGAGCGTCAGGATATTTATCGACCTCTACACCATATTTCAAACACAGTTTGATATATGAATTTATTGAATATTCACCATTCAAATGAGACAACATCACTTTCATACAGTCGTCTAGATGTCTTTTCATTCCATAATCCTGATTGTTTTCATAAGATATGATTTCAGTATATTTGTCCAAATTTTTGAAGTTTTCATTTTTGAAATCTTTTCTCACTTCATCAATATCTATACCATATATGAAATTTATACTAGATAAGAAAGAATAATTTGTATGTTGTACATGTTGTATAGTTTCTAAATAATCACAAAAAATCGTTTTAATAAAATCACGAACCATTTTATTAAGACTCATTAAAATACGTTCACCAAGAACAAATAAGATCAAATAAAAATCAATTTTTATACATATACTCTTCAAGTTCATCATCCAATCGTTGAATTCTCAATGCATTCTCTTTATTCTCCAGAAAATTCAACAAATCACGCTTGTCCTCCAACGTTATATTGTTGTAAATAACAACTTCGTATCTCTTGAAGAAGCTCTTCTCAATATCTGACAGATTGTAAAAATATCCAGCTTTACCATGAAGTACATACCTTTTACCTCTATCCATTAAAATACCGAAAATCCTCGATCTGACCTCATGGATTTTATCAATAACGCTCTGATATTTGGTGATATTGAAGTCTTTATTGAATGTGTTGAAACTCGTGATCAAACTCTGATTATCACATCCATTGAAATCAACATCCAATCTCTTCACAATTGTATTTACAATATTTCCAAGAAATACATCCTTCTGTTCATCAATATCTTCATGTGATGTTTTAAAGTTCTCAAATCTTGACACCAACTCAATGAGATATGAAGTGTTGTAATCTCCACAATAGAAATCATCCATCATTCTTTCAAACTCATTCATCAAATATTCATACTCATTTGCATTATCTTCAATATATTGTGGTATTTTTAAAAAATCAGTTGACATAAATGGTATTTATCACGTCTAAATTTTTAAGTTGTAAAATATTTCATTAAAAAATATTGATACTGTTAATGAAAGTACATATGCATTTACCCAAAACCGCTGGAACATCTCTAAATGAGTATTTAGAGAAACATCATAAAGTCTTTGATTATGGTAGAGTCCACCATTTAACATTTATGGACATTAGAAAGATTAAACAGTGTAGTATAATAGTTGGTCACATATCTATGAAAGAAGTGGATAAGATAGGTGTTCCGAAAAGTGATATATTCACTATATTGAGGAATCCGATTGATAGGTGTATATCTTGGTATTTCTTTTGTGAACAGGGATTGAAATTGTTTGGAAAGAGATTAACAATCCGAGATTTCTTCAGTAAGAATCGTAAACACATCACCCAGAACTGTTACAATCGACAGACGTATCAGTTAGCAGATTACGCACATATCGATTTGAGAGATCCTGATGAACAGAAGGTTCTGGAGAATGCGAAGAGGAATGTTGACGAATTCTTTTATGTGTTTCTGTTTGAGAATATTGTGAATGAGACACAGAAAGTATTTAATTTCAGTTTACCAAAAAAGAATAAAACAAAGAGATATCCAAAGAAGAATTCTATACATCCTGAAGTTATTGAACTTATAAAGAACTGGAATAAGTTGGATATTGAGTTGTACAACTATGTTGTTAAGAAAAAAGGAGAAGGATATGAGAAGTATTTAATTACATAAATTATCATGTAATTGAACATTGAAATGAAGGTCCTACGAGGAATTGAACCTCGGTCTGTAGATTCAGAGTCTACTGTGCTAGCCATTACACCATAGGACCATAGGACCAGATCCCACGAGGAATTGAACCTCGATTTTTAGATTCAAAGTCTAATGTGATAACCTTTACACCATGGGATCAGAAAAAAATAATAGCTAGAGATAGTTTCGATCTATCGACCTCGTGGTTATGAGCCACGCGCGCTTCCCCTGCGCCATCCAGCTATAAAAGGGAACATTGGGACTTGAACCCAAACTGAAATTTCCACAAACTTTCGTGCTAACCAATTACACTATATCCCCAAACTAGCGAATATTAAAAGGGAACGCTGGGATTCGAACCCAAACCTATAGTACCACAAACTATCGTGCACAACCAGATACACCACATTCCCACAAAACAAGGAGACACATGGAATTGAACCAAGACCTTCAGCTGACAATATGCTGAAATGCAACCATTACACTATATCTCCGGAGGGGGTACTGGGAATTGAACCCAGGCTTCAGGTGTCCAAGACAAGCGTCATACCACTAGACCATACCCCCATTAAGGCTATTAACCTTGAAAGTCAGGAGTGGGATTTGAACCCACGATCGCACCGTTTGCAGCGGTGTGCATTAAACCACTATGCTATCCCGACAAAAGCGAAGTAATATTTATTCCCTAATCTATCTCAACAATGATAAACAGAGAATATCACCTCTTAAGGACGTCACTGGGAATTGAACCCAGACTAAATGATTTGGAATCATTTGTGCTACCTTTACACCATGACGTCTTTAAAAAATAAGCCAACATTAGGATTCGAACCTAAGATCTTTCCCTTACGAAGGGACTGCATTAAACCACTATGCTATATCGGCAGATAAGCCAGTACTGAATCGTTCTAACGAACAATAGAGTTCAACCTTATCAAAAATAAGCCAGTACTGAGATTTGAACTCAGGATCTTTCCCTTACAAGGGGACTGCATTAAACCACTATGCTATACCGGCAATTGACATAAAGCCATAAAAAGTTTAGGGGGATACTGGGAGTTGAACCCAGGACCTCTCGTACCCAAAACGAGAATCATACCACTAGACCATATCCCCAAATATGCTGATTGTATGTATATGTGATGAATTTTTATGTTAAAATTGCAGTATACAATCAAAAGCCAACACTGAGATTTGAACTCAGGATCTTCATCTTACTAAGATGCTGCATTAAACCACTATGCTATGTCGGCATTTACAATACTACTTGTGATTATCTCTTTAAGTATTTTTAAACGTTAATAAAGAAAAATTGAATTTAAAATTATATAAATTTTTGTAACATACTATAAAACAGATATGAAATTTGATATGACTGGATCAAGAAATTGTATGACAGAAGAGGATGTTAAAGTATTAACTTAGTTTTTGGATGATAACGATGTACAAGAAGTATATCATAGTAACAGTGTGGTTATTTGTTAAATAATGGTTATAATAAAGAGTTGGTATATAGATATTGGAGCTAATCATGTGTATTCATAAACAGATACTTCCGCAGTTTATCCCATCTTCCACCATTATAAAAATGTTCCAAAATATCATTAACAACTTTATCCCAACCAGTCTCTTCATAATTTTCGATATAATATTCACCAATATTGTAACTATCTTTTTCAACACCTGTTACAACGCAATCTAATGTAACAGAAATATCAGGATACTCTCTTGTTTGATATGTTTGATTATATATGTATTTCACTATACTCTCTACATTAATATTATTGCCATAATTATACGATATTTTAACAAATCCGTCAATGTAACATGTGTACTCTTTTGGTTCATTAACTTCACATTGTGCATCTATCATCAAATTTGATACATTATTTAATTGTATTTTCAATTCAGAGAGTATATTCAAACCTCTGAGTTTTGATTGCAATTCTCGTTTCTTTTTTTTCCAACCATCTAACTCTTTGTCAATACTGTCAATCTGTTTTCTCAATTCCACAACACTCATTTTATAATAAACTCTATCTAAATTTTAAGTACCAATTTCAACTTTATACTACCATCTCCAATAAAGAGAAGTCCAACGGAAATGATTCAAGGTAGAACCTTGTGTAAAACTCTGGTATCTATTTTTAATTTGAAACTTTCTGGCAGCTGAAGCCTTTCTCTCTTTGAGGATCTTGAAAGGCTGTGCAAAACTCATACTACATTCAAATATCATCTAAGCTAGAACAGCAGTGGATGCACAGTTTATACCGGCTTTGCATTTTTGTCAGAAAGTTCAGCGATCCTTTTCGCCACATTTTTAACATATCAGATGTAGAATCAAAATAAATTTTTTTATAACTATTACAATAATACCATTCCATATATTACTGAATGGTAAAATAGTCTATATTGTAGGAAAATGGAGTACAAAAAAGGTTATTAAACAGATAATGGATGAACTGGAGACTATGGTTTTCAAAGTAACTCATGATTGGACAACTCACGCCAAGATATGGCTGATAAAGATATCCAAGATGTTTCAACAGCAGATATGTACGTTGGTATCTTGGATTATCCAAGTTATCTATATCGCGGATCGTTTACAGAGTTGGGTGTTGCATTAGCTATACAACGGTTGAGACTGGAGTATAGAATATATGTGATTTGTTCATTCTACAAGACTTCTCCATCACCATGTAATTGTACAATCAACTGCTTTTTTTCATGCATCTGGTATAACACATTTGACGTCATGGGATGAGTTAAAAACGTTATAATAATTCATACATATGAAGAATTATGTACCAGAAATAAGTGATGAAATTCACAGAGCTCACAAAAAAGGTGAAACGTTTATAATGAGGTGTGAGGAAACACCAGATAATCCAGATTGGCAGAAGAAATGTGAAGCTATGAAGAAGAGAGCGATAGAGATGAATAATAACTACTATTTTACAAAAAGAATAGATTACACTCAATACGATGATACGTCTTGTGCTCATGAGCGTTCAGGTTGTGAATTGAATTTTAATTATAACCCATTTGTTACATTTTGGCGTTTGAAAGGTAAGTGGTTTGAATAAAAAATGATTTATTTTATATAACATTCATATTTAATAATACAAATTAATTATGAATGTAACAAGTGAGAAACTTTGTGAAGACACATTGAATGTTGTAGAATCTCTACAGAAGGAACGTTCTGAAGCTGAGAGAAAGTACAAAGAGTCTAGACAGGCTATGAATGCACAGAAAGGGGAGATGGACAAACTCCATGATGAGATAATTCGGAAGAAAGCAGATTGTGAATTGTTTAATACGCATGGTTATACATATGCAAAAGTATGCTATTTTTACAATAACGCAATGAGAAAGATTCATGAGACTATTCCAAATATTTGTACATCTCTATCAATGAGATTGATTGACAAGGCTATGGTACGAGGTGCGAACATCTTTGAAGGATACAATACCATAGATGAATTAAAAACACTAAATAAGATTATGCTTACAGTGTTTAACGATGTGAAGATTAAAATTGGTGGAAATATATTCAAGAATTTTGAGTTCTTTCAGAGAATTCTAATGAATAGAATAGCTGATCGTGAGAGTGGCGTCTACTAGATAGATACTCAATTATAATTAACCTTTTGCTTTTTCAAAACTAGATAACATTCAACTAATCCAAATAAACTAAAACACACATATTTGGTATGGTTTCATCGGAGGTTTGATATATCTTTGGCAACATGTTTAGGTTTAAATACAATAGTCTTTATCTTTTGAACATTTACAGGTTTTTCTTTTTCAATAACTCTTTTTGAGTAGTCATATGAAATTGCTTTACCAGAAGGTAATTTGATATTCTGATTTATTCTTCTCATTAAAGTCCACGTGAAGAATGAATAAATAGTAATCTTCTATTTTTGTCAAATAACATTGGAAGACGAACATAATCATCATCTGTGAAGCATATGTGTTCATGATGTTGAAATGATAAATCTTTGTATATTATTGAAACCATATATTCAAAATCAGTTTCAGCAGGTACTTGATCACATGTAAATATTATATTGTCCACTTCAAATGAGTACATATTGAATCGTGATTCATATGTTTTGTTGAGTGGAAATCATGAATAAATCCATTTATACGAATATTAACAATCATTTGTTTATCAATTTTCAAATATACACTATCTATATTAAGATAATCCATGTGTTGATAACTTAAAGTAAAGTATATTATTTTGACAACTTTTAATGTATGCAAATCAAAAAAAACACATCTATTATTTGTTAAATGAATAAGTATATCATCAACTATTCCAATATATCCACAATTATACGTGGACAGTGGTTTTTCTTTGAGAAAAAATTGGTTCTTTACAACATTTGATATATGGTAAATTACTGAATATATTATAAAGTATCTTTGTACCTGAAAACATATAATCTATTTGCGATCTCACTTCTTTGCTTATTGTATAGAATTTGTAAATGTCTTTAGCTTGTAGGTATTTCAATATGTTTATATTTACTTGGTAAATACATGATATATAGTGTAACAATATATATCAAGTTGTAATAAAATCAATTATTTTACATAAAACTTTTATATAAAGATATATAACCAATAGTATATATGGGTGGGCATACTTGTCTAATTTGTAAGAGAACGTTTAGAGATAAGTACAGTTATGACAGACATCGTAATAAGAAAAATCCCTGTAAATTAAAAAGTTATGATAATGCATCAACAATTAGTAATTATGTATGTGTTTTGTGTGGAGAGAAAGTGAAGGGATCTTATTTGAAACATTTAGAACAAAGTTGTGGATGTTCTAAAATAGTAACATTGAAGTATGGATATAAGCTCAAGAAGTTTGGAAAGAATGTGTTTAAAGGCTTATCATCTAATGCTGCTGATGTGTATATTCTAAAGAAGAAAGATGAAGATGATGTATGTAAGTACTATTTTACAAAGAACATGTACACTTTAACAAACAAACGTGTAGAGATGGAGGATTATGAGTTAATGTATTACATGCCTTTGAAGAACACACATAGGTTCATAAATGAGATAGATGGTAAGGATATACCTATAAATCAGGATATCGATATAACAGTGGATGAGTTAGTTGAGAAATTGAAAGATACAATTATCGATATTAATGATGGTGTTTATCATTTAACAAAACCTGAAAGAAAGCATACGTACCGTTATAATTGTATAAAATGTGGTGAAAAGTACAACAATTCGCGTGATTTATTGAAGCATATAGAGTACTTTCATAAGAATGTTGAGTTTGATGAGAACAGTTTCATGAGTAATTCAGAGTTTTTGAATAAGCTCAACGAGAATAAGAATTTACAGAAGAAGGTTATAGATATGATTAAGAAGTCTGAGACAACATGTAATATATGTGGTAAGACATATTGTAATAAGTATAGTTTAAAAACGCATCAGAAAACGTGTAACGAGAAGAAGACTATACAAGAGAATATGAACATTCTGAAAGAGAAGAATAGTCAATTACAGAATGATGTTAAGATGATAAAGAAGATGCTTGCAAAGGAGAAGAATAAGCAGATAATTAACAATACAACGAATATTATGCAGAATAATATACAGATTAATATAAACGATTATGGTAAAGAGGATATATCACACATCTCTATTGAGTTTGTTAAGGATTTAATATCTAAGATGAACACATACTCTATTGTGAAATATATTGAGGCGGTTCATTTCCAGAATCCTATGAATACTAATATCGTTATACCTCCTAATAGTCAAAATAAGATTATTCTTTTAAAGAATGGTGATAATTGGACAATGAATGATAAGAATCATGTTCTAAATGGAATGATTGTTAAGAATTTTGATAGAATAAATGATGTATATGAACAGATAAGTTCTAATTTACCAAACATGATACGTAAGACATATACACAGTATGCTAATAATTTTGATACAAAGACAGAACCGAATGAGAGAGCATCTGTTAAACAGAGGACAGAGGAGATGATTATAAACAAACAGAAGAGTATTGCAGATAAAATGAATACGTTGGATAATTTGAAACTTCTCAATAAATAAAAATGAAATATTTTATACCATACTATGATACACTTTATATGATAGTATGACTTTACGTGAATTGATCTATGCTATATGGGACAAACTTGGTAGAGATGATGAGTACAAATTGATAGATAATCTATTTTATCCAACAATGTGTGAAGCATGGTTTCTAAATAATGTTGATAAAGAGTATATAGAAAAAGAGGAAAAAAGATGGATGGAACTTCTTGTAAAGGATATAAATAAGCGGTGTGGAATAGATCTTTCTAAATATCCTTATACATTAAGACAGATATATGATGAAGTATCAAAAATAATGGACAAAGAGAACATTATGGTGTATGATTGTTGGTAAAAAAATTGAAGATTTTTTTCTTGATAAATAACTAGATTTGTTATAATATGAATTCAATGATTGATATTTCAAATGTTGATAGGGTTGCTTTGTTGAAGGGTCTTTGGGAAAATCAAATAACAGCTGGTTTCTTTACATTGAATGCAGTACTAGCACCAAGCTTTGATGAGGAGTTGGCTAAAAAAGCTGTGGAGGGTCGAATTGATTACTTCTATGGAAGGGCAATTAAGACTGATTTGAGTAAGGACTCTGTAGATCCATATCTATATGATAGGGATGCAGGACAAGGAACATTTCAGAAGGTTGTTGATTCACTGCTTTCTGAAAAGCAAGAATAAACTAACTATTTATAATATTTCTGGGCTTGGACTAACAAGTCCAAGCTATATTACCCATCAATAAACTATTAAAAAATAGTATGAATCAAATTGCTAACGCTTCGCATTACTTTATCAAAATTGTTCACTAATCTTTTAACAAAAGCTGTTGAACCCGGGCGAGATTTAGATGTTTTCGGTGAAAGTGTTGGGCTTGGACTAACAAGTCCAAGCTATATTGCCCATCAATAAACTATTAAAAAATAGTATGAATCAAATTGCTAACGCTTCGCATTACTTTATCAAAATTGTTCACTAATCTTTTAACCAAATCTGTTGAACCCGTGCGGGATTTGGAGGTTTTCGGTGAAAGTGTTGGGCTTGGACTAACAAGTCCAAGCTATATTACCCATCAAAATAATCATTAATCAGAGGGTATGAACAAGAGTTTTAATGCTTCGCGATTATTAACAATACTTTTCACAATTACTGTTAACGAAACTGTTGAAAACGCGGCGAATATTGTTTCCACTTTTTTAAGTGAAAACAGTATGTTATAAGAATATTAACTAAACTATTGATTACTTTCTAGATCTTGTCTTTGGATTACTAACTCTCTTTCCATTTCTAAAGTAATACTTCTTACCATCCTTTCCAACCGTTACTTTAGTTCTACTTCTAGTCTTCTTAGCTCCACCTGTTGTTGGAACAACATCAATATATCTTGTACCACACTGAGGAGTCATCTTCAGCTGGGCTGCTGTGTACAAATCACCATTAGGTAATGTTCTCGTCATATGTTGTTGAAATACCTTACTACTTAAGTCTATAATTTTAGACGATGCAGGATTCTCACCCTGATTATACCAACTCTGTGTAATATTCTGACATGTATTAATTCTTGCTCCACCTCTCTTAGTCTTAGATTTTCTAGTTTTACTCTTACCTCCATGCCATCCTACTTTCTGAACTTTGTCATAACATGGCGATAAAGTTCTCTTAAAACTTCTGACATAGCCTGAACCACCTTTTTGTTTAGTCATCTTTATACTAATAACTAATATATTTTTCCAAGACTACCTATAAAAAAAATATACATCTAATCCAAAAAACAAATACAAACGAACACTTATCCTATTACAGTTACAATCAATATTGATAAATAAATATGCTATATAGGATAAAGATACCAAAGAATTACAATATATATGAGTTAATGTACAAAGAAAAATACAAGAATTCGTAAAGTCAACTTGACCAAACACCAAGATATTGGATATTTTCTTATAGAAGTACCCTAGATTGACCTTGAGACTTCCCAAGAAAGATACATACATGACCATGGGGAAAAGGCACAACTTTCAAAAAAGTAAAATTATACTAAAAAATGCATCGAATGAACAAAATTGCTACTCGCCTAAAATATAGTTGTTAAAACAAAAATG